GCCTCAATAACTGTTACTGGCGGTGGTGGGAGCGGAGCTTCGTTATCACCATTTATACAACAGATAATGACTATGACGTCAAAAATTAAATTAGCTGCTGTCTCAATTTATGATGCTGAAGATACTAAGAATCAAGACAAAAGAACAATTAATGTGATTAAGAAAGACTTTGCGCCTCAAATTGAGGCTGAGCTAAAATCCATTCTATAAAGTGAACTAAATGGCAGATTCAACAACAAACATAGATGGCGGTCTACATTCAGCTAGTGATTATGTACTCAGTTCATTTATGATTACAACTAGTGATGGCAAACAAATAGATTTAGCCAAAATGGTTAATTCATTTAACCTCTATGAAGACATTTTCACACCATTCATAACTGGGGATGTTGATATTGGCGATGCCATGGACATATTTAACAATTTCGTTATTCGTGGAAATGAGTATGTGTATATTAAGTTGGATAAGCCATCATTAGACAAGCCAATAGAAAGATATTTTAGAATATGGAAAATTAATGATAGAAATATAACTTCACAGGCTCTACAGAATTACAAAATACACTTTTGTTCTGATGAGATGATTTTATCTTCTCAAATGTACATGAGAAAAGCGTATACAGGAATGACTATCGATAACATGGTCAAAGATGTCCTGAATAAGATTCTTGTAGTTTCTAGTGATAAGATGGCTAATGGTATATTCTCAAGTACTGCTGGTAACTACAGTATAGTTGTTCCGCGAATGAGACCTTTTGAAGCAGCAAGCTGGCTAACATCAAGAGCATATAATGATTCGGCTACTTTATATTTCTTTTTTGAAAATAGAGACGGCTATAATTTTGCATCATTTGAAGATTTAATTAAGTTACCCATCTACAACACATATAGTAGATCACCAAAAACTACTCAAGAACCTAATCAAAATCTTAACTCATTTAGTTTTATACGATTTGTCAATGAGTTTGATGTTCTTAATGGTATTCGTTATGGACAGTTTAATGTAACACTGTACTCATTCGATATAATAAAGAGAATTTTTAAATATGATGAATTTTCTTCGCGCAATTTAAATAAAAACAGCACTCTGAATGGAAATGTTCCAATTAATTACGCACAAGATAGATTTACTAATACAATGTATGACTATCCTGATGCAACAACTAAATTCTTATATAAAACTGATTCTGATCCAAATGTTCCAGCAACAAATCCAGAGAAATGGTTATTACCTCATGCTCTTAAGTTAGCACAATTAACATCAGCTAAAATTGTCATCAACGTTCCGACAGATTATATGTTAAAGGTTGGAATGTGTATTAATTTAGATATACCAAAGATGCAACCTCAAGATCAGTCATATGCTCAAAATGAATACTCCTCTGGTAAGTATCTAATCACTAGTGTTCATCATGGTATAACTGGTGATGTTTCGTCAACAACTTTAGAGCTGATGTGCGATTCTCTTGGTGAAGCTCTACCTTCTGCGGTTAATGATTCCGCAGTTATGCAGGCGGTAAAAAACTCATGATTGAAAAAAGTTATGCAGGTATGGATCATTTTATTTGGTGGATGGGTGTTGTTGAAAATAGACAAGACCCTTTATTTTTGGGCAGGTGTCAGGTCAGAATATACGGTATCCACACAGATTCTTTAGTAGATCTTCCTAGTGCAAGTTTACCTTGGGCAATTCCAGTTCAGGCTTTGAATAATCATACATTCACAACTCCAAAAGAAACAGATGTTGTTTTTGGTTTTTTTGCGGATGGTCGTGCATCACAAATGCCAATAATGATGGGAATTGTTCCTGGAATTGAAACCAATGCACAAAATACAGGACTGGGATATCATGATTTGAGAGATGATGTCACAGTTAAAGCTGCTCCACAAGTTGTTACCGACAGAGAATATAAGACTGATGGAACTGGCAGTACAATAAAACAAGAACCAGTTGGAAGGTATCCAACAGCAATTGCCATGAACGTTCCCACAATAACAGGACTTTCTAGATTTGATCTGAATCCATCAGATGTTATGCAGTCTAGAATTAGCAAACCATATCCAACTTTTAATAGTGCGGCTGGCAAAAGCTGGCAAGAACCAAAACCTAAATTCAATCCAGTTTACCCATACAATCAGGCATTTACATCAGAATCTGGACATACATTAGAATTTGACGATAGTAAGGGAGCTGAGAGAGTAAATCTTTCTCATCGCTCTGGATCTTTCATTGAGTTTTTCCCAGATGGATCAAAAGTAGAAGAAGTCGTAAAAGATAATTACAGAATAATGTATTCAAATGACCATATTGTAATAATGGGTCAGGCGATGGTCACATTTGGTTCTGACGTTTACATTAAGGCAGCTGGAAATATCTACCTTGAGGGTGGAAATAACATGAACGTGTCTGTAAGCGGAACGATGAACCTCAGTGTGGGCGAGGCATTAAACATTAAGGCTCAGTCTGTAAGCATGGACATACAGAAAGACCTGAATGTAACTGCTGCAGGAAACCAGTTCCTGACCGCTGGTGGGGATATGAACATATTCGGGCAGGGATCGGTCTATGCAAGCGCAGGGGCGGACTTCGATGTCCTAGCGGGTACTAACGCCAATATCCAGGCAAGCAGCGGAGTGAACCTCGTAGGCGGAACAGTGAATATGAATTCAGGTGGTGGTTCGACCCCAGCAACTGCGGCAAAGCCATCTGGAATTGATAGCCCAGCGCAACGCAGTGCTTACAATAAGTTTTAAAACCATACTAAATATAAAGTAAAAAGATGCCATTAAATACAAGAACATATAGCGATTTGAACATGAGTTTTACTCCGAATCCTATCACTCAGGACATTCTGAAAGTAACAGGACCGAACTCTGTTGTACAGGCTGTTGTAAATCTTGTTCAGTTATCGCATTATGACAAACCATTCCATCCAGAGATTGGTTCAAATATTCGCAGTTTGTTATTTGAACAATTGGACATGGTTACTGCCGATGCTTTAGCGAAAGAGATTTCGTATTTACTTGGCAACTTTGAGCCTCGAATTAAAACTAAGAATGTGATCGTTCAGAGTAATAGTAATTTAGATGGATATGATATAGAGATTGAATTTTACTTATTGAATTTGACATCACCATTAACTATTTCAGTATTTTTGCAGCGTCTAAGATAAGGATTTTAATTAAAAATGGCAACTAATAATTCCAAACTGCAATTAACGAATTTAGATTTTGACACAATTAAGTCTAGTTTAAAAACATATTTGCAGAACCAAAATGAATTTGCAGACTTCGATTTTGAAGGTTCTGGTCTTAATGTTATATTAGATATCTTATCATACAACACTTTCTATAACGCATTCTATATGAACATGGTTGCTAATGAAATGTTCTTAGATTCCGCAGTTCTTAGGCAGTCTGTAGTTTCACACGCCAAGTTAATCGGATACACGCCAAGATCAGCAGTCGCTTCCCAAGCATACTTAAATGTTACTATCACAAAAACTCCTGGCGACAATACTAGAGTTTTAAAGATTCCAAGATATACTCAATTTGCAGCACAGGGTGCAAATAATACATCATATTCATTCTATACGGTAGATGATACTGTGTATGTACAGAATAATTCATCAACATTTACATTTACTAATGTTTTGGTTAAAGAAGGATTACCAGTAACCAAATCTTTCTTATATAATCAAGCGACAAATCCAACAGCATATTTTAAATTAACTGATGTTAATCTTGATACATCAACAATGACTGTTGGCGTACAGACTTCTGCGACTAATCCATCATATAATATATTCAGTTTAGCTCAAGATGCGACCGAGGTTTCTAAGAATTCTAATGTTTATTATCTAGAAGAAGCTCAAGATGGAACTTATCAAATATATTTTGGTGATGGTGTCTTAGGAGCTGCACTTAGTGATCAGAATATTGTAACGGTTTCTTATCTCGTAACTAAAGCTGATTTAGCTAATGGTTGTCAAACCTTTGCTCTACAGAGTCAAGTTCTTAGCGGTTCAAGTTCTAACGTTTCTCTTTCAAATATGAACAATCCATCTTTTGGTGGTGCGCAGATAGAAGATATTGCTAGTATTAAATTTACTGCTCCAAAATCATTTATCTCACAAAATCGTGCAGTAACAGTTAATGACTATATTAATCTAATCAATAAGAACTATCCATACTTTAATGCAGTTAATGTTTGGGGTGGGAATGAATCTTCACCACCAGTTTATGGTGTTGTTTACGTTTCAGCAATTCCTAAGACTGGGTTCGTCATAACTCAGGCTCAACAACAGTATTTGTTAAACACAGTATTAAAACCAATTAGTGTGTTGACAGTAACCCCAAAATATGTTAATGCTGATTATGACTTCTTAAATTTTACAGTCAATATTATGTATAATCCAGCAAAAACTGCACTAAGTGCTCAACAGCTGCAGTCAGCAATTGGCAAATCAATTCAAACTTTTTCTAATCAGTATTTGAGCACGTTTAATAGTTCATTCTATTATTCAAAGTTCTTGCAATATATTGATGGTACAGATAATTCGATTCAAGCTTCACAGGCGACGATTTATCTACAAAAGACATTTACACCAGACTTATCAAATACAACTTCTTATAATTTAAACTTTGGAGTTCCTTTACATAGAGGAACACTAAATGATAGATTATACTCAGCTCCATATTTTAATTTAAATGATCAATCTGGAAATCAACAACAGTGCTATCTAGAAGAAATTCCATTCTCATTTGGTGGCGTTGATGACGTTCAGATTGTTAATCCTGGTTATGGTTATGCAAGTGCGCCAACGATAACAATCTCTGGTGATGGTAAGGGAGCTAATGCTTATCCAATTATCGTTAATGGTCAGGTAACTTCTGTTGTGGTTGATAATCCTGGAGACCAATACACCACTGCAACTATTGCAATTAGTGGTGGGGGTAGCGTGGGAACACCAGCTGTTCTAACCCCAATTCTACTAGGATCAACTGGGACTCTAAGAACATATTATTTCGATTCAATGAGCACTAAAAAGATATTAAATAATAACGCTGGAAAGATTTATTATTCTAATGGTATGATATCATTAATTAATTTTGGTCCTAGTAATGTTGGCAGCTCAGATCAATCTCTGTCGATTTATGCTCAACCGCAAGATTCAATATTCTCATCTTCTCAACATATAGTTCTTGCATATAATTCAAATGATAGTAGCGCATTAAATATTAATTTAACACCTGTCTCTTCATAACATGGCAGCTTTATCCAATACAACCTCGGCATTAATTACTGGACAGTTGCCTGAGTTCATTGTTGAGAATTATCCAAATTTTGTACAGTTTCTGACTGCTTATTACAAGTGGATGGAATCCCAGCCACTACAAACTGCGAATGCAAATAATGGTGGGGTATTATACAACACTAAGAATTTATTAAATTATAGAGATTTAGATAATAATCCTGGTGCATTCTATAATTACTATACTCAAGAAGATGACGATTTTTTAAATTACTTTACCAATGACTTTCTTCCATATTTTCCAAATAGTATTGCCTTAGATAAAGCGAAACTAATTAAGGCTGCTAAGAATTTCTATAATAGAAAAGGCAGC